TGCGCCATTTTTTCTTCAAGATTTTTAACAAATCCTGCAGGCACATCCCCTAAGATTTTGATCCTGTAGTTGTATGTGCGTTCGCTTTCTACTATGTACTGATGAAATGTTTTCATATGGATATCCTATGTGATATTTATTCTTTTTTACTGTTTGTTCTTCTATCACCAATGAGTCTTTCCAAGATTTCATTGCGATCTAACACATGACCTTGGCCTGTATGGGTGGGTATAGTGCCGTCTCCTGCTGTTTGATCCAGTCGAGCTTTTTTCAATTGCAGATCAATCATTTTTAATTTTTTGTTTAGCTTGGCAGTTTTGGCAGTGAGAGCATGTCCCAACATGGCACCAGCCACAGCAAATATTTCAGCAGCAAAACGGCTGTCTACATTGTAGCCCAAGTCCATCAAGTTATCAAAGCTGTCTGTGGCTTTTTGCGCCAGTGCATCCATTTCTTGGTCACTGGCTTCGAGACTTTTTACCATGGGCAAAGCTGCATCTATCTTGTCCATGGTTGAATTTACTTCGGCTATGTATGCTTGAGTTTGTTCAATGGTAGGCTGTTCCGGCTGAATATTTTCCTCAGAAGGAAGGTCAAATAGTTCTTCTAATTTACGCATACCGTATTTACTCAGAAAACAACCACAGTGGGCTATTTGCCGCCTTTGTGGAACATTTGATCTTCGGTTATAACTCGGAATACCAGCCCGTTCTTTTTGCACCAGGCTTGCGCTGCTGCCCATTTGGCGTAATTTATAGCAACCACAGCACGTTCTCGTGTGCTCATGTTGGATTCAATCACACTTTGTTTTTTGGGTTTGATTTCAATCAGCTCTGCTTTTACTTTGTTGTCTTTGGTTTTGTAGGTCATCAGGATGTCAGGTATGTACTGACTCATTTTGCCTGTAAGAGGATTTCTGTAGGGTATTGCAATGCTTTCACTGGCCCATTGCAGTACAAAATTGTTGTTGTCGCAGAATCTAAAAAATGCATGTTCCCAACCTGATCGATATCTAGGCTGACCCTTGCCCACATACTTGTCTGGATTGGTGAGAGCGTATATTCCGTTTGCCCAGCGGCTCATGATAACACGTTTCTTGCAGTGTAGTAGTTGGAAGTAACTGACGCACCAAATCCCAACAAGGTGCTGGCGTTTCTCATGCTGTTGAGATAGTAACACAGGGTCTGTGTAAGAGTGATTGAGTCTTGGCCTTCCAAAGATGCCAACACAGTAAGCACATTGGTTCTGGTTTCGTTGGCAATTCTAAACAGCGCCACTGTGAAATTGCCAGCTGCTTGATCAGTTGTAAACACGCTCTTGAGATAACTGTATACTACATCATACTCTTCGGCATTTACAAACTGTTCGTATTCATAAAAACTGTCAAAAATTCTAACAGTAAGATCTGTGCCTGGATTAACAACGTTGACTGAGCCGCCCATGATTATCTTCCTGGTGATCTAGGAAACACAAAGCCGCCTGAGCCGCCTGGTTGCTGACGAACAGCAGCCGGTATGCTGTTTCTAATTGCGCCCTTGAGTCCAATATTGGCTTCTTCATTGACCACACTTCGAAGATTCACACCTTTGAATGTGTTGACGGCTGTTCCACCTTTTTGTATTGCACCAATGATGCCAGCCACGCCGCCACTTTGCAAATCTTCCACAATGCCTACGCCTGCATCCAACAAGCCGCCTTGTCCCAGTACTGATCTAGTGGAGCCTGGACGTGCCAAACTGGATCTAATGTTGTCATAGTGTGCTGGATCTGCAAAACCTTTCACATTGGTATCTGGTCTTGATCCACCAATTGCACCTGAATAGTATTTTACAGTTTCGTATTCAATGGTCATTTTGTTGCTCATGATACCGCCGCTTTCGGCATAGCTATAGGTATCATGATCCCATGTTTTGATCAATGGATTGATCAGTACATAACTGGCAAACTTGTGTTGGTCCATGCCGTATATGGTAATGTCTCTAAAGAATGGTGGCTTGCCTGACGACTGATTGCCCCCAGATCCCACACCGGGGCCGCCTGCATTGCCTTGACTGTATGACTCACCAATAAATCCCCAATCATTAACTGTGCGATTGTTGGCATAGATGTCTCTAACGCCGTAGGCAAATCCAGGTTCGTTGGCCACTGAACCTATACTGCCATTTTGATTGCTGGCTGAACCGTATTGTTGATTGGAATCTTTGTAGTAGTAACTGTAGTAATTGTACCACATGTTGCGACTGATGTCGCCACCGTCATCATGGAATTCAACCTGTACCGGCTGGTAGTTGATTTTCTTTTGTATCACACGTTTGCGATTGTATTGATTTAGTGTTTCAGTATCAATTGAGTATGATGGCAATTGAATTGTTTTGACCAACAAGCTCAATGAACTTTTATCACCTTCAGGAAACACTGCTGCTAGTGTAGGAACTTCGCTGGTGTTGATGTTGAAGTATACGTGGAATAAGAACTTGTTCCGAGGAGCAAGTTCGTATCCATTTGTAAGGAACGTTTTTGAAGCGTGGGCATAATCTTTGAGACCTTGCCCACCAAAAAATCCTTTGAGAAAATCTTGCCCAAAGGCCATAGAAGATTATCCCGTTACAACGTCATTTACTGTGCGAGCAACAACTGTACCAATACCAGTACCGTTAGGTGTTTGATTGGCGTTGTCATACTTGATGGTCATTGCAATTGTGGCAGGTTCGTTAGAGCTGTATGCCATGTCGCCGTAGTCGGCCTGTTGCAAATAGCAACCATACAGTTCCCATGTTTCCAACACAATAGCGTCTGATGCGCCATTGCCGCCGTCAAGCACTTCAAAACGTGTGGTAAACTTGTAGTCAATACCAGAAGCAGCAGATGCCATTTCCAAGAAGTCCATTTGTTTCTGTACTTGTTCGCCAACTAGTCGAGTAACTGCACCAGATGCGTCATCACGTAATGTGCAAGTGACATCGTTCCATGTTGCACGACCAGCCAAATGCAATCTACTGTTGTAGATTGGGATTTCAATGTCTTCAAATTGCAAGCTAGGACGTTTGAAGTCCATGACTTGTTTTGTTAATTCTGTTCGGGGTGTGCTCACTCCGAAGTTTTCAAATATCACTCTAAAGCGATATTTAAGTTTAGGCATGAGTAACCCTTGGTTGCTGGCGCTTTGATCGCTAGCCAAGGGCACTGTCATTCTTGTTAATGATGCAACGGCCATAAGTGTTATCTCCTATAGTGTTATTTATGAGATATCAGACCAAAAAAAATGGGGTGTTGCCACCCCATTTTATTGCCTAGCGGTGCCGTTATGCTGCCTGTGCAGTGGCTACTGAACCTGCTGCAATTTCGCCAGTGTTCTTGAGGCGAATTGGAATGTAGATGAATTCCACGGACTTCATTGGTTCGATTGCAATGTCAACCCACAATTCGTTAGCATCAATTCTTGCTGGTGTGTTGTTGGTGTCATCGCACACAACCAAGAAGTCATAGATACCACGTTTGGCAATCAAGTCAATCATTAGACCATTCACAGAATTTTTAATTTCATCTCTGGTGATCTGATCGTTTGGCTCAAACAAGAATTGTTTACCAATTTCTTCAAGTCTTGATCTGATAAAACATACCAATCGTGCAACGTTGATACGATCCAGTGATGTGGTTGGAGCATACACTGTTTTGTTACCAAAGTTTGTGATACCCACACCTGGCACAAACGTAATTGGGTTGATATCATTCACATACAACACATCACGTAGGCCTTGATTCACGCCAATGGTAACAAACTCACCAGTTTGTCCGTTGATATAACCAATTGCGTCTGCATTGTCAATAACACCACGACGTGTACCAGCAGGTGCCAACCATGGATAGCTCACTTCGTCACTGCGGATGATTGTTCTAACCATCATGTGACTTGGTGCTGTAACCACACTGCTACCGCTTAGGTCAACAGTTCGGCAACTTGGCCAGAACACACCCAAGTATGGTGAACTTGTTACTAGGCCGTCACCTGTAATATATCCATCACCGGCGTTGTTGGTTGCCCATGACGCAATGTCGGTACCAGTGCCCGGCAAACGCATTGGTGTGTCACCAACAACAAATGCAGTGTTGTTTCTTTCATTGCTGAGTGCTACCATGTTGGTAATCAACTCTGGGTAGGCAGTACATGCAATCAAGTTAAATTGCACTTGTTCTTCTCTAATGGTAACACTGGTATCAATACCTGACTTTAATGCTGCCACAATCAAAGCACGTTGAGCAAAGCGGCCCATGTTTGGTGCGCCGTTGTCTTTGTTGCCACTGGCAGTGACCCATGAATTGGTTTGCAATGGATCCCAGTATGCTGTGTTTGAAGGCGCTGTTCCTGTTGGCGGCACAGCAACTGCCACATACAATACTGTGTTGTACAACACTGCGTCACCAATGGCATATTGAGTACTGGCGCTGTATGTGTCATATGCAAAGTCAGCTGCATTAAAATAATCAGTCTGGAATGACTTAACGTTAAATCCAGAACGACGTGTGTTAAACACCAACATTCCTGATGGATACAAGGTATAGTCAGGAGCATCAACATCTAGATAATCACTAGTTAGCAAACTCTTGATTGTTGGCAGTGCACCGGTAATAGGATCCACTGTGCCTGTAGAACTCCAACGAGCATCTGCAAACAACACACCATTTTCTGTGGTTTGATCGGTATTGTCAAGTGTTACCCACTGATCAACTCCCTCCACATTAGACCAACGATTGATCACAGGATAGATTTCTAAATTGCTAGTATCAATCCACAAGTCACCATAGGCCAGGTCAGTTGTGCCATCACTTTGTGTGGTCGGAGCACTGGCGCTGATTTGCGGACCGTTTGGATCAGTTAAACTGAGATTGTCGCCACGTACATCGTTGGTTTCGTTTCTGTAACCCAGCCAACCTGTGCCACTTTGAATCATGATATCAACCTGGTTGGTAGCTGAATAATACCAGTAACGCCCATCTGCAGGATCTTGATCAATTGCTGTTGAGCTTGCAGTGTAATCTAATGCAACCCATCCGCTCAGCAACAGTTGATCTTCGTCGTCAATTACTGAACTTCTGCAACCAGTTACAGAAGAATCAAATCCTGCATTTGCAACTGGAGATCCTGTTACATTTTGCAATACAATCACGCCACCAATGCTTTGTGTAAACACAATGTATCCGTCGCTGTTCACAGAAGCACTTACACCAGCCACGTTGGCGGCACTAACTGCTTGTATAAAAGCAGCAACAGTGGTTCCACCTAAGGTAACTGTAACCGGAGTAGTTAATGTAGTACTGTTAGCAGTAGATGTTTGAATGGTAAATGTGTTACCGTTTACAAATACCGGAGTATCATCATTGCCTGTCACAACAGTTGATCCAAGATTCAAACGTTCAAACACTTGCAAAGTATAAGTGTTGTTATAAGGATATTGAATGTCACCACTGTCTTCTGGACTTACATTGTATTGAGTATACGTTGTTCCAGCTGGAATATTTTTGCCGCCACCCGATGCATCTAGTGATGCATTTGCTGACCAGTCATTGGCATAAACCAATGCTGTTTGTTGAACAAACGCACCCAACGGAGTTGAGTATTTCTTCACAACTATTGATGTGCCAAGATTAGAAGCAGTTATTTTGTTCCAAACTGATCCTGTTGGGCGAGGCTGTTCATCAGTTGTTCTCCAACGTGGAACTGTGTAGTTAGGACTTTGTTGTAAAGTAGGTGCATAGTAAGTTTTGTCCGCTGTAAGACCCAACGTGGTCAACAGTCCTGCGGTGCTACCAACACCAGATATCACAACAAGTCCATCATTTGCAGTAGAGCCGTCGGCAGTAGCAGTAGCATCTGCAAACAATTGCAATTTGTTATCAATCACAGCCGAGTACACCCCGTCAATGGCAGCAGAATTAATGGCTGCACTTAGTCCAGCAATGTCATTGTTAGGTGATGCAGGCACAACCACCGAGGTGCCATTGATCACAATAGTATTAGCGGCAGTTAAATCTGACACAACTGCATTTTGACCAATCACAGTAGGCCAGCTCAATTTCCAATCGTTACTGCCAACTAGTACCCAGGTGTTATACAACCCGTACAATACACTAGCAGTAGTTTGAGTAGTGGTGGCTGCACCATTTTTATAATAGATAGGATTGGCTGTGTTGGTTGCAACCACAGCATAATCACCAATGCTACCATAGCTGGTAGAAGGAATATCTGCTACTAATTCAGTAGTATCAGTAATCACTCCGGGCACTTGATTGGTAAATGCCGCAGTGGTTGAATTCCATTCAAAAATTCCCCACAATGTGTTAGCAGTATCCAGCCAAAATTCACCATTGTTTGGTTCACCAGTGGGACGCACTAAAGAAGCTGTGAGTTCAGTTAGATCAATGTCGCAACGTTGTATATACGCACGATTGGTAATGCCCATTGCAGAGTAAGCAGCAAGCAGTCCATATTCATTGAGTTCGTATCCATTGATTGGAGTACCAGTTGTGGTCTTGTAGAAGAACGGATTGCCAAATGTAGCAGTTAAATCACGTTGACTGGTGATTAAATAAGCCTTGTTAGCATTGGCTTCGGTAGTGCCAGCGGCTACGCCAACACCCGAACCTGAAACTTTATTCTGCGCCGTTGCAATTAAGAAATACGGTACTGAATTAGTAGCTGATGAAATGTAATTGCTTTCATCAATGATAGAGACTTGTACGCCTGGTGAAACTAGTGCCATGGTGGCTCCTTTTAAAACTTATAGATATTTATCGTAGAAGCCCAAAACACCGGTGGTTGCTGAGCCCTACTCAGTAGGTTTGCTCATAAATATCAGTATGATTAGACCAATGTGCTTGAGTTGCAACCAAAGATTTAGGGCAGTTGCATACCATACTGAGAATAAAACACAGTATAGAAAGCTGTGTGATCATTGTATTAGACGCAAGAAGAAAATACCTACACCAGAAGCATTGTGGAAACGTGCAGGGTACAAGAAAAAAGCCACATGCGATCGATGTGGCTTCAAATCAAGGTATGCAAGTCAACTACTGGTTTATCATGTGGATGGCAACATGAAAAATACCACGCTCACTAACCTTAGAACAATTTGTTTGAATTGTGTGGAAGAAGTCAAACGTATGGATCTTCCCTGGGCACAAGGCGATCTGCAAGTTGACCGTTAGGTACTTGCTAGTATTTTGACCTGTTGATACAGGTCGTCGAGAGTGCCATTGTTGTCTAGTACAGCATCAAACTCAGTGCCCACCCATGCAGTTTCACTGGCATGGATACCCAATTTTTCTAACTTGCGTTGACTCAGTGCCCATGTTGAATTGCCATTAGCGCCACGATTAACACTCACAGCTGAATTATACCAAGCAGGCTCAGGGCCACGCACCACACGAATCACACGTCCACCAGCATTCTTAATGGCTAGAATTTCGTTGGGAAAACGGCAATCTGAAATAACAACATCATCTTGGCTGTGGCGCAGTTTGTTTTCCAAGCTGGCAATCCAAATGTCGTCATGAAATCCTGCTCTGCACACTTCTGTACCCCAGTATTGCAAGATCCAGCGTGGTGTTAGTGTGGGCATGCCCAGGCGTTCTGCCCACCATGGATCCACACGTTCACGCCATTCTCTGGCTTGTTTTGTGCGTCCTTCCAGCATGGTTCTGTCCCAACCAAACACTTGTGCCACAGCATCTTTTAGTGTTGAAGCAAAACTTTCTCTACGAAAGTGATGCAAATTTACCAGATAGTCAGCAATAGTGTCTTTGCCTGACCCAATGAATCCACAGATGCCAATGATCATGCTTTTCCTATCTCTAAGTTGTGATATGTATTTTCTTCCAAAATGGAATGCCACTGCAATGTATTACTTGTTAAGTCTGTAACACTGTCAAATTTCAATGCTAAATTGTGATTGTACAACAATTTGCTGGCTATTACAACCTCCTTAGCAAAAGTTATATCATACCCTTCAAGATTCATTGATGTATTATTTACTATGCAATTTACAATTTCTGGCAAGTCATAGAAAAAATCAGTTTTGTTTTTCTCTAACCATTTGTGGTATACGTTGATCCATTCTGGATATCTAGATTTGTCAATGCTCAGCCCCAAAAACTCAAATATATCAAACATAACAATATCTAAGTTGGACCAAACACTGTCAAAATCAATTTTGTATAAATTATCGGCATCTTCAAGCGTCTCATTGAGCATTTGTCCTTTAATGCAGCCAGGATAAAACAAACTTAAAATTTCTCTAAGTTCTCCTGTACTCAAATTCAATGACGAATTTCCAACCAGGGTATTAAACGATCGAACAACATTATCTATTTTTTCGTATTGTAAATAAAAAATTAAATCTACATGGTTCTGAGAAAAATTATATGAAATAAATTTCACAGTTGGATAAGTTTTTATAATATTGTTATAATTAATTTGTGTGGCATCGTCAACATAGTAAAAAGTATTTAACAGATATTTACTAGTCAAAAATATGTCAATAACAATCGGCAACAAATCAATGTTTGGATGAGTTTTTTTATATCCGTGTGCAGTTGCACCTTTAAGTGGATTATTACTAATACTTTGTATGTGTGTCTGTTGGAAAATTCCTCTATTGGGCCGATCAGGCACGACAACTAAATTTTCTGTGCTACCGGACAAAAATTGAATAGACCAATCTAAAAATGTTCCTCCGCAACCTCCTGGACCTAGTATACCAACGATCATTTTAGCTCCCGAACGTTGAGGTATTTAAGTGTATTTTGTAGCATGCCTATTTGTCTGCGGCAGTCTTCTAGCGCATGGTGTGTGGTTGGAGGCATGGGTTGATCAGGCCATAATGAAAACACTGTGCGGCTATCTCGTACCTGGTAGTATTGCCAGGGCAAGGGTTTGTTATAGCTCTTGTAAGCATGCTCCAGAATGTTCATGTCGTATGTTGGGCCTTGTGCCCATACTCGCTTGGCATGCCAAATTAGTTTACCCAACCCGCCCAGTGCCTCATCCAATGGTATGCGGTCTTCTTCAGCAAACGCTTCGTCACGCACCACAGCAGGTTGTGTGGCCCACCATTCTATGGTGCCTTGCTGTATGCTACGAGTTTCTTGGCTTTCCAAGGTGACCCTAGCGTAGAATGATTGCTCGTAATAGCCAGAGCCAAACGGATCAAATGCTTGAGCAGCAATGGTAAGAATAGTAGTGTCAGGGCCTGTTCCCAGGCCCTCAAGATCAATCATCAAGTCCATTTGATGATTATAACAGATTTATGACTGGTTGTCTATGCTGTGTTAACCAATAACCCAAGTCAAGGGCTGTGATCCATCAACGTAGTTTACCAATTGTAAAATTAGCGAATCAATTTCTGCTTTGGCTTCGGCCTTTAGTGCGGCACCATTCAGTGTGCCACCACCTTGTGGCCCGGCTATAGTGCCAAATTTTTCACGAGCTTCACCAATGATCATTTTACTGGCCGCTACCATGTAGTCACGGATCCATTGATTGATTTGATAGTCACTCAAGAGATTAACTTCAGGTTTTAGATTGTACGTCCATAACAACACTGTTTCACCGCCGCCAACTGGGTTGCGCATTAACTGCAATTTCTTTGTGACAGGATTCCATGTGTAAACATAGAACCCACCAAACATCCTGGCAGCTAGTTCTACATATTGACTGTAAAAATCGTATGTGGCCAAGCCACCCGATTGGTTAAAATTGATCAAGTACACATTCATTTGTGCTTGGCTAAACGGATCAAAGTTTGAACCTTGCCCAGACACACTTGCACCAAACGTTCTGCGAAACACTTGTCGTACACTTTGAACTTCTTGTGGCAGTGTGTAGATGTTCATGTTATCAACCAACTTCATGAAGCTGTAGCTTTCTTCATAGGCATTGTTGGCTCGTTGGCGGTAAGTGCCAATTGTTCTTGTATATGCGGCTTCGTAGTGAGCTGGGTCTAACTCGAGATCAACAATTTGACCTCCTAAAGTTAGACCCACATATTCAAACAACGAATTTTTTAAAGTAATTAAATCTAATGCAGTTTCTGCCATAGGGACTCCTGGTCCCTATATTTACCAGCTCTTAAGGATGATCAAGTTCTCTGTGCCACGGGCATTCCATGCAGTTTCGGTGGCTTTGATATCTTTGAATGCTTTGCGGGCGGCTGGTTTGCCTGCACCCACAATACCTTTCAGCTGTTCTGCTGGCTTGCGCAGAGTCTTTTGCACTGTTTCCACAGTTGAGAATCCAATGACGGAGTTGTTTTTTACAGTGAATGCCTGTGTGTGGCTGTCTGCCACAAGGTGGATGAGCTTGCGCTTTTTGCTGTCATACAACCATGCTTCTGATTTGTCCACAAGGCTTGCGGCTGGCTGACTCTTGAGTTTGAGTTCGGCAAATTCTGCCTGCATCTTGAACTTGGCCGCACGTTTCTCAGGTGGCACTGCCTTCACTTTGCGTGGCTTGCGTTCCACTTTCTTGATTTGCACATAAGCACCACAGTCATTTATAACTGCTTCGCAAAACTTCACAATATTGCGAAGTTGAATTTTGGAAAGATGGCTGTATGCTTCAACCAATTGTGCATCCTTGCCCTCAACCACTGCATCAAACTCTGCAAGTTTGCGCTTCCAGTTGTCCAAAATTTGGCTGATCATTTGTGGTGCTACATTAAGTCCACGCATGATTGTGACAGGTTTGAAGTCTGCAGTCAGTTTGGCACCGCTCAACATAAACTCGTCGAACATGCCATCCAGTTCGCCGTTGCACTCTGAAGCTTTTTCACGCAGACGATCTTGGATGTTGGGCCGGTTTACAGCAGGCTCTTCCGTGACTTCTGCTACTTCGTTTTGCTTGCTGTGCAGTATTTCACTCAGTTGATTTTCCAACTTGAGCTGTTCTGAATCATGCAGTTCCAAACCCACCATGCTCATGCGGCACAGCCAGCCTGTGGTCAGTCGAATTGCCGAATCTGGAATGCCTTTGAGCAGTCGCACATCTGCCTTGCGGTCATGTGCTTCAAGATAGTTCACAATCATGTCCCGGGCGTCTTTTTTGCCGTAAAAGTAATTATACCAGGAGAATGCTTTGCTCAGTCGGCTTCTT